AAGCTGTAGATTCTGATATGATGCGAGAGAACGCTCATTCAACCATGACGATTAGTAAACCTAACCGTCAATCTCGTGTAACTTTTGGTGGTTCTCAAAACAAATAGGGACTATCATAAAAGATAAGGAACCAAAATTATGGCAAATCAATTAACTGGTGGCTATGGTCTTCGTCCTATCGGTAAAGTGGGTGGCAATCCTTTCAATAATGCGACAACGCAGTACGAAATTGCTAGTGACTATACCACAGCTATATACAATGGAGGAATTGTTATTCCTCTAGCAGCAGGAACCATTGCGATCTCAGATCAAGCAGTTGCTCCTCTCGGTGTATTAGGTGGGGTAGAGTACGTTGACTCCAATACTGGGAAGACCGTATTTTCAAACTATTGGCCCGGATCAAACAACGTAAGTGTGGACACCAACCACCCTGTAAAAGCGTTCGTTTATGACGACCCAATGCAACTTTACGTTGTGGCAGCAGATGGCACAAATACTAATAGAGCAACTGCTCTTGCGGATACTTTTGCAAACTGTGACATGGCAAGCGTAAATAGTGGTAGTACAAATACTGGCGTGGCTTCGGACATGCTGGACATTAGCACTGCTGCAACTACTAATACTTTAGACGTAAGAATTGTTGGCCTTTACGATGAGGCGGGTAATACAGACTACTCCGCTGTTGGACATCAATATGTCGTGCGTTTAAATCATCCATACAATTCTGGCGTCGGTGCGGCTGTAGGCACTCTTGCTACAACAGCGATATAAGGAGGATAGGATATGGCTATTTCTCGCGCACAACTAGCGAAAGAGTTAGAACCCGGCCTTAATGCCTTGTTCGGACTTGAGTATGACCGTTATGAAAACGAGCATGCAGAAATCTTTGACGAAGAGACCTCAGATAGGGCTTTTGAAGAAGAGGTAATGCTATCGGGTTTTGGTAATGCGCCTGTAAAGCAGGAGGGATCAGCAATCTCTTTTGACAGCGCACAAGAAACCTTCACTGCCCGTTATACACATGAAACTATTGCTTTGGCTTTTAGTATTACTGAAGAGGCTATTGAAGACAATCTTTATGACCGTCTTGCAAGCCGATATACTAAAGCTTTGGCTCGTTCCATGTCTACAACAAAGCAGATAAAGGCAGCATCTATTCTTAATAACGCCTTTAGCACTGGAGCGAATGCGATTGGTGACGGAGCCGCGCTCTGCTCATCCTCTCACCCTTCCGTGTCTGGTAACCAACGTAACCTTCTTTCAGTTGCGGCGGATCTTAATGAGACATCATTAGAGCAAATGTTGATTGACATTGCAGGTCTAACCGACGAAAGAGGTCTTAAAATTGCAGTTAGAGGAATGAAACTTATTATTCCAAAAGAATTGCAGTTTACTGCGGAGAGAGTAATTAACTCTGCATTAAGACCGGGAACAGCGGACAATGATGTAAATGCAACTAAGAGCATGGGAATGCTTCCAGACGGAGCAGTAGTAAACCATTATCTTACGGATACAGATGCATTTTTCATTAAAACTGATGCTCCAAATGGTTTCAAAATGTTTAACAGAGCAGCTATTAAAACTGCAATGGAAGGCGATTTTGATACAGGAAACATGCGGTTTAAGGCTCGTGAGCGTTATTCCTTTGGTGTTTCTGACTGGAGATCTGTGTTTGGGACCCCCGGCGCGTAAGGTTTAGAATTTGTTTATTTTTAAGGGGCGGCGAAAGTCGCCCTTTATTTTTTGTAAATACTTGATATAATAACTTATCCCTGACAGTTGCATTGTGTGACTGACAACAGCCAAGACAAGGAGATTACATATGGCTAATACAACGTTTAAAGGAACATTACGTTCTGAAGGTGGCTATTCCTCAATAGCTACAACAGCAGCAACTGGTGCAGAAACCACACAGATGTCTATTTCTTCTGCGGGATTTGCCTCGCTAGATGCAAACACTTTAGCAACAGAAGCAGGAACTGGTATAACAACTGGTTCTGGAACTGTTTATAGAAGTTCCATTCAAAGAGTTGGTGGTATTATAACAACAAGAATTTTAATTGATTTAACGGGTTTAAGATCTACCGCTGGTGGTGACATCATTGGTGTCAACGGAACTTCACTAGTTTGTCACATTGGACAAATTACTGCGTCACAAAACGGAACTATCTTAACGGGTAGTATGGAATGTTTTGAAGCTCCAACTGGTGGTGACCCAGACATTAACGTACACTCCGCAACAGAAGGCACTGGAGTAGAAGATGGTGCTATTAGTGGATTAAGCGAAACATTATTGGTTAACGCAGGTGATGCAACATTAGGAAGTAAAGTTTACTTTACTGCCGTTCCAGCCGCTGATGAATTTTTATATTTAACTTGTGGTACAACTACAGATGGTGACTTTACAGCAGGTAAACTATTAATTGAATTGATGGGTTACGAGGCTTAATATAGGGGGAGAAATCCCCCTTTTAAATAAGGAGATATAAATGAGTATATCAGATGTAAAAGCGCTTACTGTTAACGACGAGAATGCGGCAGATCCAGATCGATTGGTTACTGCTGCAAGACCTAATACTGATGCAACTATGGCGACAACTACGTTTGCTGGAGGTGCGGCTAGAAATGTTACGGTGACAACGGCAGGTACTAGTGACAATGCAAAAACCTGTACTATTACAGGCACGGATGTTTTTGGTGATGCTATGACAGAAGTCATAACTTCTACAGGCTCGGCAGAAACGGTGGCGGGAACAAAATTGTTTCTTACCGTTACGGCAGTTGCGTGTTCGGCTCAATATGCTGCTAATATAACAGTGGGTTCAGGTACTCTTTGTGCGGAAGCCGTAGGAGGTGGTGGACGCATCCGTTTAAAAGGTTTTTCAGTAGTTTCGGGTGGAACTGCGGGAACAGTTTCTTTTGTAAATGGTACTCCAGAGAGTGGCACAACCTTGTTTACGTCAAGAACAATAGGCACAGCTAATACTGTGATAGATCGAACTATTCCTGAAAATGGGGTCTTATTTGAAAACGGAATGAGTGTTTCATACACTTTAGACGTTGCTGATATGATGACATTTTTCTTTGCTTGATTAAATATAGGAGTACTAATGGCTGTTTCAGGAAGCACCAATTTTGAGTTAGACGTTTCAGACTATATTGAGGAAGCTTTCGAGAGATGTGGTCTGGAGGTAAGAACAGGGTACGATTTAAAGTCCGCTAACAGAAGTCTTAATCTTATGTTATCCGAATGGGCAAATCGTGGGTTAAACCAATGGACTATTGCACAACGCACACAAACAGTTACGGCAGACGACAAAGAATACTCGATTGGAACAGATGTTATTGATATATTGTCTGCCGTTGTACGCAGAGACAACGTTGACTTTACTATGGAAAGAATAAGTAGGGATCAATATTTAAGTATTCCTAATAAAGCAACAACAGGTAGACCCTCGCAGTTTTTCCTTGATCGGCAAACAACTCCCAACCTTAAAGTTTGGCCCGCTCCAGAAAATAGCACAGATGTTATACATTATGATGCGCTTACTCGTATTGATGATTCTGACGCTTTTACAAACACGTTAGATATACCGTTTAGATTTTATCCGTGTTTAGCGGCAGGGCTTGCTTATTACATTGCAATTAAAAGATCTCCAGAAAGAGTACAACTTTTAAAAGCGGTTTATGAAGAAGAGTTTGATAGAGCTATGCAAGAAGATAGAGACCGAGCTTCTTTTAATGTTGTGCCGAGGTATGATTATCTAAGGGTAAATTAACATGGCTAGGATGGCATCTGGCAAACATGCATTTGGAATATCAGACAGGTCTGGTTTTCGATATCGTCTTAAAGATATGCGTAAAGAGTGGAATGGTATGCTCGTTGGAAGAGATGAGTATGAGTCCAAGCATCCGCAGTTACACCCTTCTAAAGTAGTTGCCGACGTACAGGCCCTACGAGACGCTAGACCTGACACCGCAAAAGAAACAAGCGCCTTAACGGTTCTTACTAATGTAGGGTCTGGAATTATAGGTTTTACGTTAACGTCTAATCTTGAAGCTACGGGAGCGATAGGAACAGTAACCATTACAAACACCCTTGCTTCTGATGATAGTGATGCAGATTCTTCAACAACAAGTGTAACGGTCAGCCCAACAGGGGTTCAAGGCACTAGCGCAGTAGGTGATGAGACCGCATCAGGAACGGGTCTTGCCGCAACCTATACAATAACCGTTGCTTCTTATTATGGTTCAAATAAATATTATGTAGATAGTTCAAGGCAAGCTACCTTAAACTTGTCTGAGGGCAGCCTATATCGTTTTGATCAATCAGATTCTTCAAATTCAGGGCATCCTCTTAGGTTTTCTTCTACCTCTGATGGAACGCATGGTGCAGGATCAGAATACACGACAGGTGTGACAACAAACGGAACCCCCGGCAGTAGTGGGGCATATACACAGATATCGGTTGCTTCAGGAGCGCCAACTCTTTATTACTATTGTACAAACCATTCAGGAATGGGAGGCACAGCGAATACACCATGAGTTTTACATACGCAACGCTTAAAACAGCGATACAAAATTTTACAGAAAATACTGAAACAACTTTTGTTGATACCCTTGATACTTTTATTAAGACCGCAGAAGAGCGAATACTTAAAGCAGTAGATTTGGAATATTTTAGAAAAAACGCCACAGCTTCTATGACGTCAGGAAATCAATATCTTGCGACTCCATCTGATTTTTTGGCAGCATTTAGCGTGTCAATTACTAACTCTAGCTCTAAGGAGTTTTTATTACAGAAAGACGTAAACTTTGTGCAAGAGTTCAATCCTAACTCTTCTACTACGGGCGTCCCTAAGTATTATGCAAGATTTGACAACAGCAATTTTATAGTGGCCCCTACACCCAATTCGGCTTTTGTGACGGAAGTGCATTACTATTACAGACCAACTAGTCTTACGTCGGGGAGTACCAGTGGAACTACTTGGTTAAGCACAAACGCCCCAAATACTCTTTTATACGGGGCGCTAGTAGAGGCGTACACCTTTATGAAAGGGGAGCAAGACGTTATGGCGATGTACGACAAGCGTTTTATGGAATCTTTATCTAGACTTAAAGACTATGGTGAAGCTAGAGAAAATACAGATGCATATAGAAGAGGATTACCAGATAGGCCCAGAACATGAGAGTAGCTGTAGTTGGGTTAGGGGGAAGCTATGCGGACTATGTTGCCGCAAGAATACGGTCTGAAACTTTTGACGAGGTTTGGGGTATAAACTGTATCGGTGCAATAATTCATGTGGACAAGACCTTTATGATGGACCCTGTGTCCCGTTTTTTAGATACAGAGAACGCAGGATTACAAACAGGTATTGCTAATGAGTTTCTTAAAAAAAACAAAAAACCTATCTTCACTTGTGAACTGGATAAAAGAGTCAAAAATCTCAAATTATATCCACTCGAAGAGGTCATTAAATCTACCAATCTTTGTTATTTTAACAACACTGTACCTTATGCTATTGCTTTTGCTATACACAGTAATGTCACTTCTATTTGTCTTTATGGGATAGATTATACATATAAGGACAATTTATACATGGCAGAGTCTGGCAGAGCTTGCACAGAGTTTTGGTGTGCAATAGCCGTATCAAAAGGCATAAAGGTAGAGGTGGCAAATAGATCTGGGTTGTTAGACACCAACGTACCAGATAACGAAAAGTTGTACGGATATCACAGATTAAAAGATCCTCTTGTACAGAAACTAGATCAAACAGGGTTGTTAATAACGAAGCAGTCTGAGATTGCTCCACCAGAGCCTATAGACAATAAACCTATACTTTTTGGAAGACATGATATACAAAAACTAAACGGAGTTGATAATCATGTTTCAAATTAATGCAGCAGAAATAGGAACTGTAAAGGTAAATACATCTCAAAATGGTGGTTTTTCAAGCGACCAAATTGCTGATATGGCTACTGATAAAATAGTATATGTGGCAGACAACGCTCCCCCTGCTATACAAGAACAAGCTCGTTTGTTTGCAGATCGTGTAAGAAATCTATTAAGAGGATATGTTGATTTGGCAAAGAAAGAAGAACGTGCTACAATTATTCAAGTAATTGAACAAACTGGTAACAAAGAATTAGCAAATATCATAAGGAGGCTATAATGGCAATAACACAAGCAATGTGTACATCTTTTAAACAAGAATTAATGTTAGGCACACATAATTTTGCAACTAACGGCAACGCTTTTAAGCTTGCTTTATACGCAGAAGGTGGAGGAGGAAAATCTTCTACTACGGCTACACTTGGAGCCGCAACGACTGCATATACTACAACTGGAGAGATTGCTAATAGTGGATCTTATACCGCTGGAGGAGGAGCACTTACAAAAGTAGCACCGACAACTTCAGGCACAACGGCTCTTACAGATTTTGCAGATATAAGCTTTACCACTGCAACAATCACTGCAATGGGTGCATTAATATACAATGATACCAACAGTGATAAGTCAGTAGCTGTGTTAGACTTTACAAGTAACAAAACTTCTACATCTGGTACATTTACTGTAACATTTCCAACGGCAGATGCTTCTAACGCAATAATAAGGATTGCGTAATGGCTCTCGTTATTGCTGATCGTGTAAGAGAAACTACGACCACTACTGGCACAGGAACCTATACTCTTGCTGGTGCTGTTACTAGCTTTGAAAGTTTTGGTTCTATTGGCAATAGCAATACAACATATTACTGTTGCACCGATGGAGCCAACTTTGAAGTTGGTATTGGCACATACACCTCTAGTGGCACAACTTTAGCTAGGACTACAATTCTACAGTCTAGTAATAGTGACAGTGCTGTAAACTGGAGTGCTGGCACACGACAGATATTCTGTACGTTACCTGCTGAGAAAGCTGTAATTGAGGACGCAAGCAATAACGTAGCTATTGCAGGTGTTCTTACTTCTACAGGAATAACAATAGGAAGTGCGGCCATTACAGAGGCTGAGTTAGAAATATTGGATGGAGCCAGTGTTACCACCACAGAATTAAATATTATTGATGGTGATACATCTGCTACAGGTACAACTCTTGCCGATGCAGATAGATTAGTAGCAAATGATGCAGGAACAATGAAACAAGTAGCTCTTACAGATGTAAAAACTTATTTAACCAGTGCAGGGTTTGCCACAGACGATCCCACCGCATTGGCCATCGCTTTGGGCTGATATAGGAGTATGACATGGCTAATACCTTCAAAGTTGTAAGTTTTGCGGCTGAACCAAATGCTGCAGGAACTCCGTATGTAGTCTACACTGCTGCAAGCAGTACCACTACAGTCATCATTGGCTTAATACTGACAAACATACATACTTCTCAGGTTACAGCGGAAGTGGAACTTGTAAGTGATACGGCTAACAGAGGTGGGGCAAACAATGTAGCTAATGGCACATCGTTCTTAGCAAAAGATGTACCCATACCTGCTGGATCATCGTTAGAACTATTGTCTGGAGGTAAAGTCATACTAGAAACTACAGATGTACTAAGGATAGACTGTAGCGTAGCGGATAAACTTTCAGGCACACTTAGCATCATGGAAATAACATAATATGCCTTATATTGGTAATGAACCAGCCGCAAACTTTCAAACACCTCCAGCCGTAGTCCGTTTTAGTGGCGATGGCTCCGATACGACCTTTGATCTTGGCAGAACCATAGGATCGGTACAAGAGATACTTGTATCAGTAGATGGTGTTGTACAAGATAGTGCCGCATATACTGTACCAGATGGGTCAACACTTACATTTACAGCGGCTCCTTCTAGTAACTCTGGTAATAATATATTTGTATATTTTCTTGAACTTGCAGGTGAAAGTGTAACTCCTGCCGCAGAAAACAAAGGTAACTTCAAGGCAGGGGGTTTGTTCAGGACTAATGCACAGTCTTTAACTTCTGATCTTACTATATTGGCAAC